GCTCGGGCTACTTCTGGATAGTCTTCCCACTTGCATGGTTCAAAACCATCCTGATGGCGGGTGGCCACATTCCTTGCATCCGTCTGTCCTAATACTGACGTACGTACCCAACGATGTTTCCAGCCATCACGCGGCAGAGGGTCGGGTAATGAGCTAGGCGGCTTCCACTGTCTAGGACGTTCCGTGTTTTCACGGCTCTGCACTTCACGGGATTCGCGGCTCATAACTTTCCTTCCATCCGTAGTTTTGCCAGTTGTTTGGCGTATTCCTGAATTGGCACACCAAGGCGTTTAGCCGTGTTGGCCTCAGACTGCGTAAGCTTCAATTTTTTAGGTGGCGAGCTACGTGATGCCGGGGCAACCACCGATGCAGACCTTCTGTAAGTATCTTGGCCGGCCTGTTTGCCAAAATACTCTGGGAATTTTTCCCTCATGCGAGAGTTAATCCTCTCGTAATACTCTTCAGTCGCTGCATATTGATCGCCATGATCCCGCGTTAATTTCTTATGCAGGCCCATCGCAAAATATGTCATCTCATCATCTACCCCAGGAGCACCAGACTGTCCAAACCATGGGTTTTCGTTTTTCCAGCGCTCTGCTTTGGTATCGATGTACTGATGCGGTTGATTATATGCCTGATTATCAACGGGTTGCAACTGCTCTTGCTGAACCGGCTTGAACTGCTTGACTTTCTCAGACTTAATAACGGCCTTACTAAACTCCTCTTGTGCCGTTGCAATCTTGTCTGCGTCGCCCGTATAAAGCGCTTCTTTATACTTTCGCTTCGCCTCATCTAACTCTTTTTCAGAAGCAACCTGCATCGTCTTGATTAAGGTTGTCTCTCCTGTATTGAGCTTCTCTTTGAGCTTGTTGTTCTCATCTGCAATTTGCTTTGCATAAGCAATAGCAGCCTCTCGCTCCCTAATCGCCTCCTCTTTAGCCCTGCGCTCGTCATGCCTGGAGTGCGTGAGCTGCATGATCCTCTTCTTGACACCCTCCGAATACTGGCTAATCTCGTCTTCAGGGATGTCGGTCGGATCCTTGTTTAACTTGTTAATACCTTGGTCAGCGACCGGCGTGTCATTCTCAATCTCTACTTCGACATTGTCGCCTTCAACTTCCACTTCAATATTGTCATTCTCTGCTGCCATAACTACTCCTTTATGCGCGGCTGTAACCGCGTGGATCTTCAACAACACCTTCTATCGTGTCATCGTTGATTAAGCGGAACTCTCGTCCGTGGATTTTGAAACGCGTGCCTGAATAAGCACGTACTAATACAAAGTCACCTTCCTTGCACCATGGACCCGTCGGAAACTTTGCTGCGTCCTTGTAGCAATCCGGTCCTTGTTTAATAACAAATAAAACAACGGTGCTGAACTCTTCCAACTTCGCTAATGAGTCCGGTTTAAATAAACCATTGGTAAATTTATCTTCTACCTCTGGTAATGCGCAGAGCATCCTGTATCCAGTTGGATTCGGAAGTTGCGTTGCCTGCTCTTCAGCAGTTACTGCTTCTGACATATCAGTCATCGTATTCCTTCATACGGTTTGCAAGGTCTTGGTTAATACGTTTAGCGATCAAGAGACCTTGAATCTGACCGCAAACGAACTTGTAATCCTCAAAGGTTTTCATACTCCCTTGAGCCAATTGTTCTTCCGCATACCTAATCTGTTTATTTATTTCCAGATCCAGTGCTTCGTGGAATTCCATCTCTACCTCTTTGTATTTCAGCAGCCTTGTCAATCATTTTGACTTGGTTGTTTTGGTTGTTAATTCGCTCGTTGGATTTAATACGCTCCTGCTCAAGCATGACCTTTTGCTGCTGAGCCTGCTGCTTTAATTGCAATTCAGCAGCATCCATCGCCGCCTCACGCTGCTCTCTTTGCTGTTTTAGTTGCAATTCAGCTTGCTGCATCTGCACAACCGGGTCTTGCTGAGCTTGTGCATTCTGCTGTTGCTGTGCCATCTGTGTGTTTTGTTGTAACAATTGCTGCGCCGCTTGGGCCGCCAATCGTGACAACTGGACCTCAAAATCCTCTGGCAGTGATGTATTTGGCGCAGGTAATGGTGCGCCTAACTGCTCTTCTATCTTGCGACGATATAAGAATGCTAGGTGCTCATTAATATGAGCCTGGGAGGCAGCCATCATTTGACCAGCCATGGGGTTTTGTTGCATTTGCTGCCTTAATAACGGGTCATTTAATGCAGCTTGATGCACAGCAATATGCGCTTCGTGGTCCTGATATATAAATGCTTTAACAGGTTTCATAACCAATATATCCATATTCTCTGAAATTGGATCTCTTGGGTCCTGTTCTTTTGCAACTGGTATTAACTTTTCAATATCTTTAATACCCAATACACCAAGCATACGTTTATGTAGCTCAGGCATATCATATATTTGTGGAGATTGCGCAGCTAATTGCAATACTGCTTGATACTGTGTAACTCTTTGGGCTAACGTTGTAGCATTTGGATCAGATACAGGTATTACTTCCACCGTATCATAATCGGCTTGTTTAGCTGCACGTCCTAATGGAGAATCAACGTCATAATTGTAGTCAGTCGGTAGATAATCTCTAATAATCGACGCTAATAATTTAAATTCCTGGCGCATTGAATAATGCAAACGCGCCTGCACCGCTGACATAACCTTTAATGTGCGTTCTAATACCGCTAACGTCGTACCAACTGGGGTATTTGCGGATAAATCGCTGATTTGCATGTCTGCCGTCGCGGCAAAACGTCTTCCTTCCTCAACAATCGTACCTAAAAGGCTATATAAAACCTGGCTTGGCTCTTTATAGGGCAGCGGTAGGATGTTATCCCTGATAGAACCTGACGGAACGTCTACATCACGGAACTCTCCAGGTGCGATTGGTGTGTCGTCACCCTTAACTCGAAGCCCGCGGGACTTCAAACCACCAGGTAGGTTCGATAACGTACCCGCATCCACCAACTGGCGGATCAAAGACGTACCTGATTTAGCAAAACCACCGACCAAATGGATCAAACCAAACCCATAAAACCCGAATCCGGGTATATAGGTGTAGTGCGTATAGTGCATCCGCTTCAATTTCAGCGGGTCTTCCTCGTACCAGTTCCTTCTAATGGCCAAAATCTCACTGGTACTCTTATCAATAGTCACAATGTAAGGCAATGCTATACCTGTTGGACCATCTTTATCGCTATCTTCAAAGCCTGGCAGGTCCAAATCCACGCACATTTCAAGAATTCGGTAGCGATCGTCCATGGTCGCGGACAATCCCTGCTCCTCTGCCTTGCGTTTTTCAATATCATCAAGGACCGTCGATGGCTCTCCAAGGTCTACATCACGCCATAACCCTGCGTGCTGCAACTTTCTGACCTCATTTTTGGTCTTTCTCATGATCTGTGTGATACGTGGCGATGATCTAAGATCACTCGCGCCATATGGCACAACAATATCCTCGGCCGGGACAAACATCGACACCTGCCGACCTAAAGCAGGATCGTAATAAACCTTCTTAAATGCTGATCCAGCAAGGGAAAGTGACCACAACATCTTCTCGTGCTCCGGTCGATACTCAGGCATCTGCTCAGTTAAACGCCAATTCATATCCTCCATCACACGCTGGGCTGACTCTTCCTTTTCCTTGGTCAAACGCCCAACAATCTGCGTCTTTACCGGCCCCGAAGCAGGAAACGTCTCCATGATCGATTCCGCCTGGAACCGTACAGCCGCCTCTGACAGCAACGGATAGAACACACCACACGCCCCAGGCCATGGCTCCGTCCGATCCTCATACTTCATACCCAGTAACTTCAACCCATCGACGTAGGTATCAACCCATTCCTTCCGCGATGACTGGTCATTCTCAAAATCTTCTAGCAAATCACTAGCAATTGTCGCCAGCTCTCGGTCATCAATATACTCAGCAAGGTTTGCGTCATGATCCTCCGGCGTATCTCGCTCTGGCTCTAACGTAATCTCTAAGCCATCCACCGTAATACCGACAGACTCAGGATCTTCTATTTCGATTTCAATATCCATGGGCTCTTCAATTGCATCCAAACCCAAGGGCGCCTTATATAATGCTGGTGACATTGCCATAATGGCTCCTAGTAATAAGCAGCTTTACGTTGATAAACAGGTTCTTTATCTTCATCGTCGGATTGTAGGCTCAAGAACCCTCCAGTCCTAAATCTCAATAAAGCCTGCGTCATCGAATCCACAAGGTCATCATGCTCCCCCGCAGGAAACGCAGCAACCTCCTCAATCAACTCGTCCGCAAATTTCCTCTCCGGAACCCATATCCGCCCCGAGGCAAATAAATCCGACACCGCATTCAAACGCACTACCTTGTCGTTACCTTTCGTGGGGCTGTACTCACTAACAGGGATCCCCATACGCCTGAGTTCAAAGATGAGGGGGCTTCCCGCTGCTTTTGCTTCAACCAGAAATACATCTGGCTCCCACTCTTTGTAGGTTTCATAAGCCTTCTGCTTAAGCTCTGGGAATTCATACCGATCCTTAAATGCATCTAGCAAAATAATATTGGTATCACCCTCTTCGGTCGTCCACACACCCCATGTCGTACAAGCCGAAAAGTCCGCCCGATTACTCTTTAAAAAAGCCGTATCCCAACTCTGAATAATAAAATCCACCCGTGGCGGTCTATCACCATCCCAACGCCTCCACCACTCCCTCTTAACAATCGCCCCTTCTTCTGCCGTCGGCTGCTGCTG